CACAAATAGGACAATACGTATATATTCAAGGAGTAGATTATACAGCAGCGTCTTTAGCGAATGGAGTCACTACGTTAGGTACTGTTTCGCAAGTGGTGAATATTCCTACTACTCAAAACTTATCACCGACTGACACAATAGAAATTGAAGTAGGTCTTTTTATATTTAATCCTGGTGTTAAAAGGTGGCAAAGTGGAGGCGCACCGGGTGGAGGTACAAACGTTCAAGTAAATCCACAAGTTGACCTTACGACTTTAAAACTTGAGGTTCTACCGAGTGCAAATGTAGTGTCTTATAATGCGGTTGTAGCTGTTAACTCATTCGTCCCATCAAAGATTAAACAAAGCGATTTCGTTAAGTCTATCTTTCAGATGTACAACTTATACGTAGAAATAGACGAAGACCAACCTAATAACCTAATCTTAGAACATAGAGATAATTACTATGATAGTGGAGCGGACAAAGATTGGACTAATAAGTTAGCAAAAGACCGAGAACAAAACCTACAATTTTTACCTGAAGTTACTTCTAAGAAATTACGACTTACTTACAAAGCTGATAAGGATAGTCCTAACACGATATTTACGGATATTACAAACGAGATATACGGACAAATAGAATACACCTTCGATAATGAGTATGTAAGAGATACCGACGTTAAAGAGTTGGTGTTTAGTCCTACACCCATAGTAAGAACTATTTTCGATGCGTATGTTCCGAATATTGCGGGAGCAGCACCGAAGATTAACATTCGTGTTTTATTAGATGGAGGGGTGTTTAATTGTTTACCTTACGATATATTTGATATCGAGTTTCCGAACACGCCTTCTTTAAATATAGGCACTACGGGAATAACTACTTACCCGGCGGTTGGACATTTTGATAACCCATTACTACCGACTTACGACATCAACTTCGGAACGTGTGACTATTACTATTACGAGCCTTCTACGCTAACAAATAACAACCTATATAATTTATATTGGAGAAGAACGATAAATCAAATTAACGTCGGTAAAATGCTTACAGCTTACTTTGATTTGAATGAGTTGGATATTCAATCATTAAGGCTAAACGACAAAATAAGAATAGATAATTCGTGGTGGAATATTAACAAGGTTATTGACTACGACGCAAATAGTACATCTTTAACAAAAGTCGAATTAATAAGCGTTGATAGTGAAATAGAGTTAGTGCCATTTCAGACCGCTAACGGAACGCCATTTCAAGACACGATAGTTGCGGTAAGTAGTGAAAGCGTTGTAAGAACACGAACACAACAAAGTAACGTAATCTTAGGAAACGCAGATGTAAAAGGAAGAGGTAACGTAATAAACCAAAACGTAAAAGCCGTAATAGAGGGTAATGGACAAGCCTTATCGGAAGACGGAATAATAACAAAAAACCTACAAATAGAAACTATCAACGGGCAAAGCGTAACAACAGCTTTACCTATCTATTCAAAGTACATAGCTTTAATTAGTCAAACAGGAACTAACGACCCTACGTTAAACATACTTGAAAATGATTTAGGCGATTTAGTTTTCACTCGTGCTGCCATAGGTAGATATGAAGCTACGTTAACGGGTGCTTTTCCTACTCAGGGAAAAGTTTACTTAATGGTTTCAAATAGTCAAGTAGACACTTATTTAAGAATCTTTTGGACTTCTGCAAACACTATCGAAATACGGACACTTGATTTCACGAATACGTTAACCGATGGTTTATTAGATTACAATACTTTAGAAATACGTGTCTACCCTTAATTTAATATAGTTTATGAATCAAGTAGAAATTCCTTTAAAAATAACGGGTATAGGCGCAATCAAAAAAGAGTTGCGTGATTTAAAAGGTCAAATAGCAAACGCGACTGACCCTGAACAAATGACCAAACTCGCACAAAGAGCGGGTGAATTAGCAGACCAATTAAAAGACGCAAACGAACAAGTAGCAATCTTTAACAGTGGTTCAAGATTTGAAGCTGCGTCAAATGCTTTCGGAATGATTAAACAAGACTTAATGTCTTTAGATTTCGAAGGTGCTGCTCAAAAGGCTAAAGTATTTCAAACTGCTATGGCGGGAATTAGTGGTAAGGATATTTCAGGTGCATTTAAAGGATTGATAAGTACTGTTACAACGTTAGGACAAACGTTTGTAAGGTTTGGAGTTATGTTATTAACTAACCCTATTTTCTTACTTGTAGCGGTTATAGGTGCTATCGTTGCGGGTGTAGTTATCTTCTTGAATAAGATAGGTCTTTTAAGCAAAGCCTTTGATGTTTTAATGATACCTGTAAACGCAGCTATTCAAGGTTTTAAAGATATGACCGATTGGTTAGGATTAACTGACCACGCTGGTGAAGAAGCTGCTAAGAATGAACAAGCGAGATTAGAGAAGTTACAAGCAGCATACGAACAGAAAACATTAGAGCAACAAGAATTTGCAGCAAATGTAAAGAAGGCTTATGAGTTAGATAAAACTTTTGCTGAATCGGAAATAACTCTTTTAGATTCTCAAGGTAAAAGTTCTATTGCATTACGTAAAGAACAAGCACTTTTAGAAGTTCAAAACGCTAAGAAATTACTTCAACAAAAACAGGAAGCATCGCAAGTTCTTGGTATGAATGACGCGTATTCTCAAAGATTAGGAATAGATAAAAGATTAAACAAAAGCAATCAAGAGATATTAGAAGCGCAAACGGCTTTAAATCTTGCACAAGCTAATTTAAATAAAGTAGTACAAGACGGAACTGATAAATACAAAGAATATCAAAAAGCGCGTTTAGATGCTGCTCGTTTAATTAAAGACTTAGAATTAGAGTTAGTTAAAGATGCTACTGAAAGAGAATTAAGACAAAATAAAGTTAAATATGATAGGTTAATAGCAGACCTAAAAACTAACGAAAAGCTAACAGCAGACGAAAGAAAAAAACTAAAAGATTTTTATTTAAAATTACAAGAAGAAGAAGATAAGAAAATTCAAAAGAAAGCTAAGGATGACCAACTAAAACGTGCTACTGAGTTATCGGATGAATTAGCACTTAGAGATAAAGAAAGAAGAGAAAGAGAAGAAGCGGGTTTATTACAAGACGCACAAAAAAGAATAGAGGCGAGAAATTTAGTAAAAGGCATAACGCAAACTGAAAACGAAAAAGAAATAGAAGCCTTAAAATTACAATTTGAGGAAAGGTTAGCAGTAGTAAAAGGTAACCTGGAACAAGAAGCAATAGTTCGACAAGATTACGCTAATAAGATTAGACTTAACGAAATCGCTGAAGCTGAAAAAAGACGCGAAGCGATACTAAGTTTAGCGACTACTACAAACGAAGGATTAAATCAGTTAGGTCAATTATTTATAAACGACCAAAAGAAATTAGAGCAGTTTCAAAAAGCTACGGCTTTAGTACAAATAGGTATTGATACGGCTAAGGCTATTTCTTCTCTCGTTGCTGCTGCACAAGCTAACCCATTTAACGGAGTTTCTGCGGGTGCTGCGGGTATTGCACAATTCGCTACGGGAATAGTTCAGATTTTGACGAATATGGCTAAAGCTAAACAACTACTTACCAACCCTACTTCTTCACCAAATGCTGGTGCTGGTGGTTTGTCAGGTGGTGGTAGTGCTACGGCTACGGCACAAGCTACACCCGCTGTAAATCTATTCGGTCAAGGTAATCAACTTAATCAAGTTGGTTCTCCTACAAGCGTAGAATCTAATCAAAATATAACAGTACAAGCTGTAGTAAGTGAAACCGATGTTACGACTACACAAACGAAAATCGATAAAATAAAAAAGAACGCTGAGTTATGACAAGTTATCAAGCCTTAATAAATAAGATAGAAGCATTTTACAATACACACCTACAAGTTAAAAAAGTAGGTAGTGACTTCAAGGAGCAGTTGTTTAATTTTGCTACGAAAGACGAAAAATATCCGATTATCTATGTTGTTCCTGTCGGTAGTACACCAACCGAAAACACGAATATCTTTAGTTTAGAAATTTATTGCTTTGATATTATACAAAAAGACCGAGCAAATATTAACGTAATACTTTCGGATTGCAATCAAATCTTAGTAGACTTAGTGAATTATTTTAGGTTTTCGAATGACTATGATTTCGATATCGTTGCAGACCCTATATTTACACCTTTAAACAATGACTTGTTAGATTATGCTGCGGGATGGTTAATGACTTTAGATGTAGACGTATCGAATTGGACGGATTGCCAAGTGCCATTACAAGGCGAGTAACAAAACACGAATTTAAAATAATATAGTTAATGGCAAGAGCAAAGATTTCACAACTTGACCCTAAAGGTGCTGACTTATCTTCTACTGATTTATTCGAAGTTAGTGTAAATACGGGTAGTGGATACGACACTTATTCTATTACGGGACAAGAAATTATAAACGGAGGTAGTGGTATTTATGTTCCTTACACGGGTGCAACTCAAGACGTAGACTTAGACGCTAACAAACTTAGTGCGGAATCGGTTTACATTGAAGGAACTAACGGAGCGGGACACTTGCACCTTAAACACCAAAACGCTGACGCTACTGCTACGGGGCAATCTACGGCTTTATTTGCTGACGTTAACGGAGATATCAAATACAAGAACGATAATGATTATTACACTACGCTAAAAACGTCTTTAAACACAGCGGATAGAGTTTATACGTTTCCTGACGTTTCAGGGGTTGTAGCTTTACAAGAAATTGTTTTCGATAAAAAAGCGACATCTTACACGTTGGTTTTAGGCGATGCCTACGAATTAATAGAAATGGAGGTTTCAAGTGCTAACACGTTGACTATACCTACAAATGCGAGTGTACCTTTTCCTTTAGGAACTCAAATTTTAGTAAGTCAATTAGGCACGGGACAAACAACAATAACACCAGCTGTAGGCGTAACGATACGTTCAAGCGGTGGTAAAACTAAAACGGCTGCTCAGTATTCAATGTGTACCTTGATAAAAAGAGGGACAGACGAGTGGTATTTAAGCGGAGATATAACAACTTAATAAAAGACGAATGGCAACAAATTTAATGGGCGAATTAGTAGCGAATAACGGAACATTCATACTAAACAACACAACTGAGTACACGGGTAGTATAGACGCTATTGTAGTTCTTGAAGATACTGTTTTCAATGCGGTAAGAATCGCGGGTGTAGACGTTAAAACAAACTACATAGGAACACCGGCTACAGCGGTGAAAGCGGGTGCTATCTTAACACCTACAGCAGACCAAAAGTTTAGCGGTGTAGATTTAACTTCAGGAAGTGTCGCACTTGTATTAGCTTAATTATGTATGGATACGGAAATAGTATGTTCTTAGCAACACACGGAATATTAGCGAGGACTGCATCAGGAGGAGGAGTTGACCCCGATGCACAAGCATTCATAACAGCAGCTTCAATAACAGACCCTACTCAACAAAGTGCTATTAATCAATTAGTAGTTGACTTAAAAGGGTATTCTATTTGGAGTAAAATGTCTGCAATCTATCCTTTTTGTGGAGGTTCTGCGAGTAGTCATAAATTCAATCTCAAAGACCCACGCGACTTAGATGCAGCGTTTAGACTTGTATTCAGTGGAGGCGTTACGCATTCTTCAACAGGTGCTACATTTAACGGAACTAATGGTTTTGCTGATACCAAACTTGCATCTAATGGAGTTTTAGCACAAAATTCAACACATTTTTCTGCATATTCACGAACTAATAATCAAAGCGGTGGTTATATAGTAGCAAATGGGAATGCTGGAGCATCAGGAGAATGTAAAATAAATGCCCGTTGGTTTGATAATAATTGTTATTCAGGAGTAAACACATTCGGTCAAGTACCAACAGCAAATAGTGATTCAAGAGGATATTTTATAGTAAATAGAATTTCAGCAACTCAACACTCAGTTGTTATTAGAGGAACGAAAACAGACTTTAATACCAATTCAAGTGGATTAAATACAAACACATTTAGGATATGTTCAGCAATTAGCACAGCATACGATAATAAAGAAGTAGCATTTGCAAGTATAGGAGATGGTTTAAGCAATACTGAATTAAGCAATTTAAACACAGCAGTACAAGCATTTCAAACTACTCTTGGACGTAGTATAGGCACACAAACAGTAAGTGATGCTGATGCACAAGCATTTGTAACTAACGCAGGTATAGTTGACCAAGTAGAAGCTAACGCAATAAACAACTTAGTAATAGGATTAAAAGCTGATAGCTTGTGGACTAAGATGAAAGCGGTATACCCGTTTGTTGGTTCGTCTTCAAGTAGCACATCTTATAACCTTAAAAACACCGCACAATATCAAATTACTTGGAATGGTGGTTGGACTTGGAATGCAAATGGAGTTACAGGTAATGGTGTTAATGGATGGGGTAACACAGGATTAGTTCCTAATTCGGCTTTAACATTAAATTCAACGCATCAATCTTTGTATATTAGAAACACAGGTAATTTAGGTGTTGATGACTTTGGTTCTGCTACAAATGGAACAACTTCTTTAATGAGAATGATTGTAAAAAATAGTGGAACAAACGACCATTTTATAGACCATTATGCAGTAGCTCAAAGAATTACAGGAACAGTTGCTGACTCAACAGGATTCTTTGTTGTATCAAGGGAAAATTCAACTTCTTTAAAATCAAAAAGAAATGATGTTTCTTTGGGTACAAATACAAACTCTAACACAGGAACATTGCCAACCCATGCGCTATATTTAGGAGCATTAAATAATATTGGAACAGCAGTTAATTACACAGCAAGAAATTATGCTTTTGCAAGTGCTGGAGATGGTTTATCTGATACTGATATGACTAATTTAAGAAATAGAGTGGTTACATTCCAAACCGCATTAAATAGAAATATATGAAACTAACAGATTTAACAACAGAACAAAAGTTAACCTATGTCGGACTATTGACAGAGGTACAAAAAGACGAATTAGTCGGACAATGGTATGCACCTGATTCTTATTTTAACCCAATTTTGAACCTTACAGACCAATGGGTTATATCAGTTGAGGAAATGGAGCAGTGTGTTAATCCTGACTTTATGTGGGTTAAAGACATTGACTTAATTCCTTACGAGCCTCAACCAACACCACCACCTTTTGAATAATGGCAAGGTACGCAAATAACGGAATATTCTACGTCAAGTATAAGACGCGTGTAAAGATTCAAAAATTACTACAATCTTTGATTCGTGAATACGATGCTATTGACACGGGTGCTTTGTACGAGTCAGTTCGTATAAACGCAGAAATACCCGCTTTAGGAGAGTTGAATATTCAGATTAACGCGATGTATTACTTTGGATTCTTAAACAACGGAGCGAACTTATGGAATGGCGGAGTAATAGCGTCTTATGATTTCTGCGCTAAGTTAACCGACTTAATGAATAGTAGCGGTGTAAGTGCTGAGATATTCGACCAATACACCGAGTGGATGACGCAACGTTATCCTTTGCTACAAGTAGCTACTATCTTAGGAGAAAAGCGAAGTATAATCTACTCGTTTAATCCTATCGGTGGGGAGTTCTTAGGAGCGTTATCTTTTAAAGGTTAAGTTCCTTTTTCATAGACAACATATTAAATACAAAGATTAACGACAAATCGGAGGCTTGACTTATCTTAGTCAGGTCTTCGTTGCATATAGAGTACAGTAATCTTTCCCACGACCATTTTTTAATCTTTTGTTCTTCTTGAATTTCTTTCTTTTCTTCGGGTGTTAGGTCTTTAGTGTCTTCTTCGGTTTCTTCTTCTTCGAATTCGGGTTCGAAAAGGTTAGCGTAAGTCTTCATAAAGTTATCTCTAAAAGACAAGTATTCAGGAATGATTCCGTAAATGTGTGGTATTGGTATTTCGTCGAATAGATACGCCCTATCAAAAGGCGAATAAGTATAAGGCTCGTAAATGGTTTCTTTCCATTCGTTCTTCTTCGTCTTTTTGTAACATATAGCAGCTATCTCTGAAATGTTTTCTATGTAGTCTTTACTAAAGAAATACTCTATATCTATAAACTCCCCTAAAGTTAGCTTATTAAACCCCTTAAAATGCATCTTAGCTACTTCTAATTTATACTTCTTCGGTGGTTCTGAGTTTATCCACTTGACTTGGTTCATAAAACCTTGAATTTCGTCTACGTCGTAGTCTTCTAAGTCTTCAGATGCTAAGTCAGTAAGCGTAGCTAAGGCTTCTATTTCTCGTGAAAATAGTTCGGGTATGTCTTTTAGTGTACGAAGTTCTTTAAATTGAAGAACGTCAATATCATTCCACGACTTCGGCAGTAGCATTTTCTATTTGTTTAGAGAATTTTTGTCCTATATGCACTAAATAAGGAACTGCTAACTCAGCTTTTTGTTCTCTAAATAACTTTGCTTTGTGTTTGATATGCGCTTTGTCGTAGTGTTCGACTTTCGATAAGTCAGTTCTTTTAAATAATACAGCAACGAGTTCACTTAAATAACCTTTGTGTTTAGAGTTAATTATTTTCTCGATTACTTTCATATCTTTTACCGATAGCTTAAACTCTTCTTCGTAGGCTTTGTATGTATATCCGTCTATTTCTACTTCTTTAATTATTGAAGCGTCCGTCTTTTGGTTAAATTCCTGTACGTATTTCTTGAATGTTTCAAAGTCTACGTCGGCTTCCACCATTTCGTCTTCACTTACTCCTAAAAGTTCAAATACTTTGATATGTTTTTCAATTATATCTAAAGACGAATCATTATGTATCTCCGTAATGTCTTCAAATTGTTGAATAGTTAACTCATTTAACTGATTCGGAATCTCTTTTCCTAAAATTTCTATCATAATTTTTTTAACAAATATAATACTCTTTTTAATATAGTACAAAATGAGTAAAGATTTACCTATCTATAAAATCACAATCGACCCTGAATATTCCGATGGAGAAGATTTAGGAATCGAGCAAATCGCATTCACTTCAACACCCGCTATAAAAGTTAAAGGAATGGCTTTTAATCAAGCACAATCTTTCTTTTTTGCTGACGCTACTAAATACCGAATCGTTGCACCCGCTATGATTCCTATGGAGATTTATAGACGCGACGACGAAAGCGGTGAGTATTATGTTCAATTTACCGAAGAGGTAATAGAGCAAATATACACGAAGTTTATGCGTGACTTAAACAATAGAAACTTATTTAACTTAGAACACGAAACTGAAAGAACTGTTCCCGCTTACATTCTTGAATCTTGGATAGTTGAAAAACCGAAAGAAGATAAGGCTTATACAAGCTACGGAATAGAAGTGCCGAAAGGAACTTTAATGTTGACTGCTCAAGTTACTGACGTTGATTACTACGAGAAATTAGTAAAAGACGAACAAATAGGTTTTTCTATCGAGGGGTTTTTAGGTCTGAAACTAAGTAATCAAATTAAATTAAATACAATGAAGTTACCAGACGGAGAACATTTAATCGAAGGTAAATTCTACACTATAGAAGGTGGAGAAGTTATCGAGGTTAAAGAACAAGAAATGGCTGAAACTCAAGTTGAGGAAGAAGTCAAAGAAGAGGTTGCTATGGCTGAAGACGTAGTAGAAGAAGAAGTTAAAGAAGAAACAACCGAAGAGCCTACTGAAGAAGTAGTAGAAGAAGCTATGGCTGTTGACCCTGCAACTGACGCTGAAGCTATCTTAGCTATCGTTAAACCATTAATTGCAGAACAAGTTGATTCTTTACTTGCTATTATCGCTGACTTGAAAAATCAAGTTGAAGAGCGCATAATGGAAAAAGAAGAAGAAGAAGAAGTTATCGAAGAAGTTAAAATGTCTGCATTCGATAAATTCAAAGCATTTCGTAATACCTTTAAAAACCAATAAAAATGAATCGTAAATTAAAATTCGACTTAGACGTTGAAACAAACGCACTTTTGTGTGCTAACCCTGAAGAGTTTTACTCTCGCGCTTATTTAACTGATACTACTGCGGACAACTTCCGTACACTTCCAAGTATCAAGTCAGCTACTAAATTAGCTAACGTAACTTTCGGAAACATCTTACAAGCATCTACTTGTAGCTTCTCTGCTCCGACTGATACATTGAACGCTATCGACATCGACGTATGTCCTTTGTCAGCTATGGCACAAATTTGTCAGTTTGACCTTGAGCAATCTTTCTTAGCTTTGCAAATGGCTAAAGGTTCTAACGGAGATTTTACTGTTGCTTCTTTTATGTCTTACTATTGGGACACTATGTCTAAGCAAATTGGCGAAGACGTTGAGTTATTGAGATGGCAAGCTGACACTGAGTCTGAAAGTGCTATTCTTTCTTTGTGTGATGGTCACTTGAAAAAACTTTGTGCTGACGCTGACGTAGTAGGTCAATACGGAGGTGCTGTTACTTCTTCTAACGTACTTTCTACGCTTGAAGGTGTTTGGGCTGCTGCTCCATCTACAATCAAATTTAAAAAAGGAGATTTAAGATTTTATGTTTCTGCTAACGTTGCTCAAGCTTATGAATTAGCTGCTGCTTCAGGAAACACTCAAACTTATGTAACTCTTCCTTTAGGATTGACTTTCTTAGGTATTCAAATGGTAGTTGCTGAAGGTATGCCGGATAACACTATCGTGTTGACTTTGAAAAACAACCTTATCTACGCATTTGATGCTGAAGGTGATGCTAAAGCATTGAAAGCTGTTAACCTTTCTGACACAGTTGCTGAGCCGTACATCCGTACAAGAGCGAACTTGAAAGTAGGTTTTTACCATACAAATCCATCTGAAATCGTAGTTTATAACGTTTGTTTCGATTAATAAACATTATTTCATAGGTAAGGGGTGGTGACTAATCGCCACCCTTTTTTTTGAAACTTTAAAAAATAAAATATATGTCTTGCGCAACATTACAAACAATCACAAAATCGTGCGACAATAATTCCGGAGGAATTTACACGTTGTACGTAAACCAACAAGATAATATCGCATCTATTACAACTGACGAAACAGGAACTAATTGGATTGTAGATACTATCACTTTAACTGACCCTTTAGATGTATTCGTTCCTATCGAATTTAGAAGAAACGTAGGTTCTTATACTGAAGAAGCAAACATCGACTTAATCAATGGTTCTTCTTACGTTACTAAAACTATCAACTTAATGTTGCATAGACGTGACCAAGAGAAATCAAAAGCTATTAAAGTTATGGGTGCTGGTCAACAATACTTAGCTGTAATCGTAGGTGATGCAAATGGTAAGTTTTGGTACTTCCCGTATATGCAAGTTACTGCGGTAGGTGAAGGTTCAGGTACTACCCGTGCGGATGGTTCAAAGTATTCTTTGACTCTGACCTCTGAAGATGAATTTTTATCTTACGAGGTTGACCCTACAATTATCGCGGGTCTATTGTAATCTGTTTTCTCTCCATAATTAGCCACTCTTTTCGGGGTGGCTTTTTTTGTTTTAAACAAATACAAGAATATACTTATAATATAGTTATATGATTTACTTAGAAAAAGGGCAAATAAACACATTTGTGTTGACTTTAACTGAAGTAACTACGTATAGTAGTCCCTTTTATTTATTCGTGTTTGAGAATGAATTTAACACAGCTACTGAGCCTATCTTATGGGCGGGTGTAGACTCTTCACCTTATCCGGAAAGATACAATTTATTTACTTTAGAAGAAGGAGTAGACGTTGACTTTGTTAAAGGTCAATATACATACAGCGTTTACGAAAGTGACGAAGCTATAATAGTAGACGAAAACACGAATGTAAACGATTACAATTTAATAGAAGAAGGAAGATTAATAGTAGCGGGAGTAGTAACTAATTCAATATACGACTAATGGCGTGGTATAATATATTTAAAAAAGAAGAAAGTAAACCCGAAGTAGTAGAGGGTTATCAATCATTTAGCACACCTTTTGGTAAGGTAGGCGGTGCAAACTTAGCTTTGCCTTATGTAAACGGAAGATATCAAATTTCGGGGTACATTCCTTTTGGTCACGATAACTTATACCCTCAACTTTTAACTCAGTTGTATTTTACAAGTCCATTACACGGGGCGATAGTTGATTATAAAGCGAATGCCGTGGTTGGTGGTGGTTCTACTATCAAAACTGACAAGCTAACAAACGAAGAAAAGTTAGAATTGTATACGTGGGAACGTAAAATGAAACTAAAGAAGAGTGAATTAGCCATAGCTAAACAGGTTATTTTGCATAATAGAGTTTACTTTAAGCTATATTTTGACGAAAAAGGTAACTTTAAAAAGGCTGAAAACATCTATCCGGATAAAGTTCGAGTAAGTAGAGATAAATGCTACTACTTTATTTGTGAAGACTGGGCTTCTCGTATTGACGTAGAAACCATTAAGCCTTATTCACCGAGTTGTAATGATAAAATACAGTTGTTTGTTTATGAAATGCACTCAGAGGGACAAGATTACTACCCACTTCCTACGTACACGAGTGCGTTAAACTTTGCTTTCTTGAGCGGTGAGTTAAGTTATTTCGCTAAAGCTAATATTCAGAACTCCATATTTCCGTCTTTTGCTATGATGTTCCCTAAAAGACCACAAAGCGAAGAAGAGAAACAAATGATTCGTGAAACCATAGACAAATTAAAAGGCGCAGCAAATGCCGGTAAAGCCGTTGCGTTTTTTGCTAATGCTCCTGAACAATTACCAAGTATTGAAAGTTTACCGACTAACAATAACGATAAACTATTCAAGGAATCAAGCGAATTAAACACGGAACAAATATGTTTCGCGCATACAATAGACCCTATCTTAATGGGTATTAGAACGACGGGTTCTTTGGGTAATGGTTCGGATATTAAACAAGCATACATAATATTTGAAAAGAACGTAGTTATGCCATTGAGAGCAATAGTAGAAGATATTTTTAACGAATTGCTACACATCGCTAAAATTACTGCGGAATACAAAATAAATAATTTCCAAATCATAAACGAAACTATCGTAGAAGTAGAGGAGAGCGCAAGTAAAACACAAGACGCGTTAAATTCTATGAGTCCTCTTGTCGCTACGAAAGTTTTAAATACTATGACCGAGAACGAAATTCGTGCTTTAGCATCTTTACCACCGGTAGAAGGTGGAGATGTCCCACTTAGTAGAATACAACCTAATACTGCTGAATAATGATTTACTTCATAACTGAGACCTATTTAAAGACGAACACTCCTATAACTGCAAACGTAGATGTTACTGACGTAACTCCTTATGTAAAGACTCAGAGTGATTTAAGAATACAACCTATTTTAGGGACTTACTTTTACAACTATTTATTAGCACAGTACAACGCTCAAACGCTTAATCCTGACGAAGAGTTATTAGTAGCGAAGATACAACCTTGTATCGCGTGGTATAGCGCAGTAGATGCCGTATTTGGTTTGTCTTACCAGCTTAAAAATAAAGGTTTGCAACAGCAAAACGGAGATTATTCTACGAGTGTTAGTAGAAGTGAAGTAGCTTTCGGTATGGAACACTACGAAGAGAAGGCTGCATTCTACGAAAGACGTTTGAGAGAATGGTTAAAAGAACAAGTAAAAGCAAATCCTACTATATTTCCGGAGTTCGTAGACCCTTTAAATACTGACTCAGATATGAAGCCATTAAAAGACGATAACCAAAACGGATACAACATAGGAATTTTAATAATATGAAGACTAAGTTACTTTTAATTTGTTCGTCTTTTATTGCGGTGATATCGCCTATTAAACCACTTATTTATGTAGCTATTTTAGCAATACTTTTAGATACGGGATTTGGTATTTGGCGAAGCGTTAAGAAAAACGGATACGCTTCGTTTAGGTCACGTAAATTATCGCATACAATAAGTAAAACGTTTCTTTATTCGTTAGCTATTGTGTTCGTGTTTTTCGTGGAAAAATACATAGCTTCGGATTTAGTAGCGCATTTCATAGCTATTGACTTAATCTTAACGAAAGCTGTAGCGTTATTCTGCGTGTTTACGGAAGTTGTTTCTATCAATGAATCCTATCAGTCGGTTACAGGTAGAAACATTCTTAAATCGCTTAAATCATTCGTATTAAGAGCCAAAGAAGAAGCTGACAAAATAAAAGAATAATGGACACTACTAAAATAGTTCAACAAAGATTACCTGAATCGCAGTTTATTAGCGAAAACACGGACAAAAAACAAATCTATTTACACCATACAGCGGGTAATAAGAACGCGGTAAACACAATTAAAGGTTGGGAATCTAATAAAGAACGTGTAGCTACTGCATTTGTAATAGGATACGAAGGTACGATAGCACAAGCGTTTAGTTCAAGAAATTGGGCGTGGCACTTAGGTGTAAAAGATAGCGTGTTTAAAGGTCAAGGATTGCCCTATAAGAACTTAGATAAGTATTCGGTAGGTATAGAGTTAACTAACTGGGCTTACTTGGTAGAAAAAGACGGAAAATACTATAACTATGTTAACGGAATAGTAGACCCTTCAGAGGTTACGTTTTTAGAAAAGCCATTTAAGAATCATAAAAGATGGCATAAGTATAGCGACAAGCAAATAGAAAGTTTAAGAGAATTGTTAGTTTACTTAGGTAAGACTTACGATATCAATTTAAAATACAACGAAGACATTTGGTCGTTAAATAAAAGAGCATTAAAAGGAGAGAACGGATTATTTACGCATAATTCAGTAAGAGTTGATAAGTCTGACGTTTATCCTTGTCCGCGATTAATTAAAATGTTAAAAGGCTTATGAGGTTTGTAATTTTATTCGTGTTTTTGTATTCCTGTAGTGCGGAATATCACCTAAACAAAGCAATTAAAAAAGGCTACAAATGTGAAGAAACAGGGGACACGATTAGAATTACTACTATAGATTCGATTCCTTACATCGTTAACGATACTATTATGTGGGAAAAGATAATAACATCAAAAGATACTATCATTAAATACAACAAGGTATACATTCCTAAAACTAAGTGGAAAATAAAACAAGAACTACGCTTTCAGCGTGACACTATTAGGATTAAAGAAAAAACAAAACAAGCTGAAGCAAAAGCCGAAGCTAAGTCTAAGATAAGACCCAATCTTAACTTTCTATTTATAGGAATTTTTATAGGGTTTGCGTTGTATTATTTACTTCAAAGAGTAGACAAAAAAATAAACCTATGAATTTAATAAAACACGCTAATAACATACACGAACTTCGTGTAGATGGTACGTCTTTTCGTATGGGTATGTTTTCGGATATACACTGGGACAACCCAAAATGTGATTGGAACTTACTAAAACACGATTTAGACTACTGCTTAAAGAATGAAATTCCTATAATGTTTAACGGAGATACTTTTTGTTTGATGCAAGGTGCTTACGACTTCCGTAAAGTAAAGAACGACATAAGACCCGAACACAATAACGCAAGGTATTTTGATTCGATAGTAGAAACTGCTGTAGATTTCTTCCTTCCGTATGCTAACTTAATGACAGTAATCGGTTATGGTAACCACGAAACAGCTATAATAAAAAGACACGAAACGGATATATTACAACGGTTTGTTACCTTGTTAAACTATAAAGCTGGTAGTAATGTAATGACAGGTGGTTATGGCGGTTGGTTTATAGTAAACCAAGTAATTCGTACAAACACACGCGCAGCTACAAAAATAAAGTATTTTCACGGGAGTGGTGGCGGTGGATTAGTTACAAAGGGTGCTTTGAATTTAACTCGTGCTATGGAATCCTACGAAGGTTACGATGTGTTTACTATGGGGCATATACACGAAAATTCAGCGCGTAACGATGTTCGTGATTCGGTAAGTTTTCACCCAGCTAAAGGCTATTACTTTAATCATAAACAAATACACTCAATGATTACAGGAACGTACAAAGAAGAATACGCTAATGGCGCGTATGGATGGCACGTAGAACGTGGCGCACCTATGAAACCTGTAGGCGGTAGAATATTAACCATTGAATACGCACGTTTAAAAGGAGAAAATACCGATAGTGCTATAAGAAATATTGATAGTATGAAATTTCCTTTGTAGATTTACACTTTCATAATGTGTTAATTAGGGGGTCATTGACCCCTTTTTTTATGCGCTAAAAAAAATAATTTAAAATTTTTTACTAAAAATGTTTGTAGTTTGTGAATAAGTATTATATTTGCATATAACTAATTAATAAAAACATTATGAAAACAACAAAAACACGAAGAAAAGACTTAGCCTACCAACAGACTGCTGTAGGTCAAGCATTACAACCAATGGAAAAGCCTGAAGCGTTACTTGATTGGTCTATTGAACAACTATTAAAACTTGTAAAAAAATGAGATTAGAAAACTTTTTACCGAGAACAAGTGAGCATAAAGTGTTTTTAAGCCACTTTTTAGCCCCTTTAACAGCTTTTATCGTAGTGTTTAGTGTAATCATATCACTACTTAATTAATAACGTCTTAAATCAAAGAAAATGAAGTTAGAGAATTTTTACATAGAACACAGCTTTGTAAGTGAAGAAAGAGTAGTTACGTTTAATTGGGAAGACGATGGATTGACTTTTTACGTAGTAGCTAATTACGGATTAGATGCGTATAGCAACGAAGTAGAGTTAGGTAGTATTATTCAGTCGGAGTGTTGGAGTGACGTAGAACCTATTACTAAATTCGTGTTATCGGATTCTATGTTAGACTATTTAGAAGAGGAGTTAGTAAGCTACCAAAAGACGAATCCATCCGTGTTTTTAGAGGATTATGATAACGACTATTTAAACTATTGGATATGATGACACTACTTAAACAAATTGAATACTGGAAAAGAAACGGGAATTTCAACTTTGAATTGTATTTAGCAGTATGTAAGGCTAAAGAATACACGATAAATATAGACACTAAACAAAAAGTTTTTAGATATGAGAAAAAGAAAATATCCAACAAATGACGCCTTCGTTTTGGCTGCTATTAAAAAGCAGTTACAAATGGCTAACCTACCAACCGACCTGTACGAAAAAGAGGAAAATTGGTACACAAATGAAATAAGCTACGAAAAGTACGTAGAGTTCAAAGAGTGGTGGTTAAAAGAAGCACAAGAGCAATTTAGATACACGAAAGCGCATACGATAAAAGCGTGGGGATGGTTTGATTTATCTTATGGTTTAAAAGTTCTTATTCAACAAGGCAATGAAGACTTATAAAGTTTGGATATGGTTTACTTACGGATGTAAGAAAGAACTAAGCTACAAGATAGTACAAGCTAACTCCCCGGAAGATGCTAAAAAGAAAGCAGATGTGTGGGAAAAGATTATACATAAAGTCGAACTTGTAAAAACTATTTAAGGATATAGGCTTACTTTGTAAAAAGTATTTAAGGTTATAAACTGATATTTGTCAAGTTTTTTGCACAATAAAATAGACACTAAAGTATAATTTAAACACAACAATAAAATATAATAAGCATAAAATAAAAATATAATTATGAAAACAGCAGTAGAATATTATAATCAAGAAATAAAAGAGTTGTTTAATATGCATCAAGATGGAGAAATAAGTGGTAAAATGTTTCATATGTCAAGACTTGTTGCTTTAACTAAAGCCAAAGAAATGGAGAAAGAGCAGATAATTGATGCCTATTATCAAGGAGATGCAGATTCGGATAACATACACGTAGATGCAGAACAATACTACAACGAAACCTTTAAATCAGAATAGAATGAAAAAGACGAATAGAAAAACGATAATGATAGAACGAGATGACATTTACTCTAAAGAAGGTGACTATGTAGAAGTAACTGAATGGTCAAATGGAGAAGGGTTTGATGTAAGCACCCAAGACCAAATGTATAATATAAGTTACATTGAACTTAAATTGATTAAAAAAGCATTAAAAAATATGCACAAATGAGACTACTGGATTATTTATTTACAATTTTAATTTTAATAATGTATGGAAAACAAGATTGACAAAGTAAAAGAAGTAATAGAAAAAGACGGATTAATAACTAAATCCAGATACAGAACTTTTTTAGATAGACGTAGCTACTTATACGCGATGCTAAATAAAAACGGAATGTCTTTAGTAGAAATAGGAAGACTGTTCAATAAGAATCACGCTACTATAATCAACGGAATAAAGAAGCATCACGCTTACACACGATTCAAAGACGAATTGTATTTACACAACGTAAAAGAATATCGTGAAATATTCTACGAACCAAAGAAGATTCACGTTGATTTGATAGAAAAAGACGAAAAGAAATACAACGGCTCTCAGTTAATCACCGATATTTTAGAGTGTAAAAACACTACTGAACTACAGGATATAAAGCGCAAATTGTTAAACGAAGAATATTTATTTACTGAAGCAACTTATTATAAGTAATTATCGTTATATTTGCAGACAGTCCCATCTCACATTATAGGACTTAAAGAAGTTATTAGCCTTTTAAATGAATGCGAAGTGAGATGCGCAGGATTTTAAGAGGCTTTTTTATGCACTAAAATTTTACTGGTTTTCTGAAAACCTTTATGACCAAAATGGTAGAGTTAGTTTTTCACGGTTCTAAAAAAAATAGAACAACCGAAACACAATTGCGATGTTTTTGTAACACGAATAATGAAATTTTTATAGGTATTCAAGAATATGCTAGTCCTGAAATATGGATTACATTAGATAAGAATACAGCAATAAAATTCAGCAAAGAATTGCGTAAACAAATAGCATTGATTGAAAAATGAGAAAGGGATTTAATTTTTATCGAAGCTATTGGGAAGTAGCTAACGAATTAAGCGATAAGGATAGACTTGCTTTTTACGATGCACTATTTGAAAAGCAATTTAATAATTGTGAACCAAACCTAAATGGAATGGCAAAGTTTGCGTATCTATCTCAAAAACATTCTATTGACACTCAAATAAAAGGTTATTTTGACAAGACTAAAGACGAAAAGTTTAACCCTTACCAAGACCCTTCGGTAGGGGGTTGGCAAGGGGGTTATGTAGCCCCTTCGGTACAAGAGAAAGAGGAAGAGAAAGGGAAAGGAGAAGATATATATAGAAAATTTGCGCATTTAAGTATATCTGTAAATGAGTTCAATAAGTTAAGTTCTGAATATACTAAACAACAAATAGATGATATTTTAGACCAAATTGAAAATTATCGTAAAAATAAAGATTATACTTCTTTATATTTGACTGCTAAAAAATGGCTAAAGAAAAACGAACCTAAACAACCTTCCGAAATTAATTATGAAGACTTAGACCCATTGGTAAAAAAAGCTATTGAATTAGGATACGAAAAAGACCCACGAAAATGCTAAACAATAAAGGACAACACTTACAATACTTAATTGACTATAGAGAAGGAAAGATTAAGCAAGGATTAGGATTAGACTGCGCTATGGATAACTATCTACGCTACAAACCTAAACAACTAAATATTATTTTAGGACACGACAATGTCGGTAAGTCGTATTGGATTAATTGGTACTTCCTTTCATTGGCGCTAAAACACGGAATAACATTTTGTATGTGGAGCGGTGAGAATCAATATGGTCAAATACTGCGCGATATGGTTCAAATCTATACAGGAAGAAAATTTAAGGAATTATCAGTTAGTGAAATTCAAAATCATTCGGCATACTTAGAACAGTATTTTGATTTTGTAGACAATTCAAAGCTGTATAAACCTGAAGATTTGTTTAAGATATTTCGTGAAAGTGATGCACACGTATGCTTAATTGACCCTTATACTGGTTTAGATAGGCAGATGGGTTATGAAGGTAACTACCAATTTTTAAATTCTGCGCGTCAATTTGTCAATGAAACAGGTAAAACTCTTTACATAAACACGCATCCAAATACTGAAAGCGGTAGAAGTGGCAACTTATATACTGACAATCATATGTGGAAAGGACACTTAAAGCCACCAATGAAAGACCATATTGAAGGTGGTAAGTCTTTTTTGAATAGATGTGACGATATGTTTGTAATTCATCGATTAGTAAAACACGAAACAATGAAATATGTAACTTTGGTAAGTGTGGAGAAAGTAAAAGATACAGATACAGGAGGTCAGATAAGCGGAATAGACGATTTTGTTATGTGTGATTTTAATTCCGGATTAGGTTTTACTATTGCAAGTGTTGACCCATTGAAGAACCTAAGACCTAAACCACCTACTCAAACACGAATTATAGAAACTGACGGATTAATGTCAACAAGTGAAAAACTAAAATTAAAAAATAACTTACCCTTTTAACTATGGAAGATTTAATACTACTAAAAACAAGTGTTCAAATAGGAGCATTACACGCTAAAATAAGCCTATCATTAGACGAAATAAAACAAAACCACCCTAATAGAAAAGACTTAATAGACTCTATGTCTCAAAGTTTAAAAGACGTTAAAGAAATACATCGTATTTTCTTAGACTTAGAAAACGAATATAGGATTGCTAACAAAAGTTTATTTAGGTTAGAACTTATAAACCTTGACTTAAAAAATCAGGTTATAGACTTAAAAAAGCAAATTAATTTTAAAGATATAACCTTATAAAATGAGATGCCGTAACTGCAAAGAGAAGTTTGAACCTGTGCGCTTCAATCAAAAGTACTGTTTCAATAAAATGTGTGTTGATGCGTGGGTACAAGAAGCAAAGGTTAAGGATTGGAAAAAGACGAAAGCTAAAATGAAAGCTGAACTTATGACCCTACAAGACTACATTAAATTAGCACAAATAACCTTTAACAAATACATTAGACTACGAGATAAAGGGAACGTCTGCATAAGCTGTCAAAAGCCACCAAAAAAAGAGAATGCTGGGCATTTCTATAATGCTAACAATCACTATAACGTAAGGTTTGACGAAAACAACGTACATCTTCAATGCGAACATTGTAACACGTTCCTTTCGGGCAATTTAATTAATTATCGTGAAAACCTATTAAAAAAGATAGGCGAAGGTGAATTTCAGTTATTAGAAGCTGAAGCTAAGAAAACACGAAAGTTCACAAAAGAAGAACTAAAAGAAATAATAGAAACATACAAAAAAAAGATAAAAGAATATGAAGCACAATAGCGACTTTAAATACGATTTAGAAATAGGGTTATCCTACGAAACTGCATTATATGAATTACTCGGAAAAAAGGTAGAAGTAAAACGCGACTTTCAATGTTTAAAAAGTGGTAACATATTCGTAGAATACGAAAGCCGAAATAAGCCTTCAGGAATAGCTACAAGCGAAGCAGACTACTATTGTTATTGGTTAAGTGAAAAGCACTTTGTAATGGTAGAAAAAGACGAATTAAGAAGGCTTTGCCGTAAATATCTTAAATCTACTCGTGATGTATATGGCGGTGACGCAAACACAAGTAAAGGAATTTTATTTCCATTGAATGATTTTTTCTAAAAATAGATTGCGATATAAAAATAATACTTATATTTGCTTATAATTTTAATTTTACACCTATGAAAAATTTGTTTAAATCGTTGGCTGAGTTCCAACAAGAAGTACCTGTAATTCACAAGGCGACACAAGGTTATGGTTATTCTTATGCTGATTTGCCTAAAATCTTCGAAGTGATTAATCCACTACTACAAAAACACGGATTAGGATTCACTCAAACCCTAAACACTAAAGAAGGTATTACTTACCTATGTACAACAGTATTCCACGTAGAAAGTGGAGAATGTTTAGATTCAATGGTTGAGATTCCTAAAGTACAACTGGCAAAAATGAATGATTATCAGTCGTTTGGTAGTGGTTGTACTTACTATCGTAGGTACTCCATTAGCAGTATGTTATGTTTAGTTACGGACATAGATTCAGATGCTTCAGGTGAACAAGTAAAAGACGAACAACCTAAAGCGAAGAAAGCAAAGATTGATAACTCACGTTTTAACAAAGCTATCGAAGCAATTAAGAACGGAGAATATCAAATAGAAAAGCTAATTGAAACTTTTGATTTAGATGCGTCACAACTTAAACAAATTACTGAGTTATGAAGATACGTTGTTCACAAATCGGAAAACTTATGGCTACTCCACGAACCAAAGGGGAGAGCCTATCGCAAACAGCTAAGACTTATATTCAGGAATTAGTATTAGAACACAAATACGGAATTAAGAAAGAGTTTTGGTCACGTTACACAGACAAAGGAAACCAAGTAGAAGACGATGCTATTAGTTTTGTCAACGATGTTTTAGATTTAGGCTTTATTTACAAGAATGAAGAACGCTTCGAGAATGACTTTATAAGCGGTGTGCCTGACGTAAACACGAATGAAATACTTTTAGACGTTAAATCTTCTTGGGATGCTACTACGTTCCCGTTCTTTGATACTGAAATTCCTAACAAAGACTACTACTACCAGCTTCAAGGTTATATGTGGTTAATAGGAAAAACTGAATCGTTACTTTGTTATTGCTTAATGAACACACCTTTCGAGATAGTAGAAGACGAAGTAAGAAGAGAACATTGGAAACAGCATAAGATAGACGAAGATTTAGATATTAGGGACTTTGTACAAAAGAAGCATAACTTCGACCACATTCCTAACGAAAGACGAATCAAAGTATTTAAAGTAGAGCGTGACGAAACAGTAATATGGCAAATACAAGAAAAGATAGAGTTAGCACGAGATTACTATAACAACTTATTTAATACGATATGAAACAGACAGCAGTAGAATGGTTGCAAGATACTTGGTTAAATTATCCTGACTTATGTAGTTATGATAAAATACAAGAATGGTTTAAACAAGCCAAAGAAATGGAGAAAAACAATATTGATAATAAAGTAATTCATTTTGCAGAATGGTTAACTAAAAAGCATACAACTACATTAATCACTCTTTATGAACACTTTGAAGAACAATACTACAACGAAACCTTTAAATCAGAATAAGATGCAAAAAGACGAAATAGTGGAATCAGTAATAAACGAATTTAGAGCGCGTTCAGAGCGTGGAATAAAGAAATATGGAACTACCTTACAAGAAAACGAATTAAGTCAATTAGAATGGCTTAAACACCTACAGGAAGAACTTATGGATGCAGTTCTATATTTAGAAAAAGTAAAACAAATAAATAAATAAAAATGGAAACAAAAGTAAACGGAGGAGCAATCTTCAAAAACGAGAAAAAGGCGGACACGCACCCAGACTACAAAGGAACTATTAACGTAGATGGTCAAGAAAAAGAGATAGCGTTATGGGTTAAGCAAAGCGCAAAAGGAACAACTTACTTTTCGGTAAAGATTTCAGAGCCTTACAAAAAGGCGGAAGAACCTACGCAAGGTAAATGGATTAAACCTGAACAAGTAATAAACAAAGACCTTCCCTTTTAGTTATGTACATTGATGACTACACTCTACGAAGGTTACTTCAGGAGTTACTACGTAGAAAAACACGAAACCAAATAGTACAAGAAATAAAGTTAAAAGGTGAAAAGTTCCACCAATACAACTTAGATAAATTCTTAGAAGGAAAAGACGTAAGCTTATCCACCTTACAAAAGATAGATAAGTACGTTTGTAGACAATACTACCAAGACGGAAGAAGCCCACTTTTATAGTGGGTTTTTTTTGTATTTAAAAAATATGATTATATTTACATCGTGGAATTGATTAGTTTATTAGCATTGAGTTGGTGGTTTACGGCATTTGAGCCTATCCAAGTCCTTATTGACAAGTCTTTTGAGCGTTTACCCATTACTCCTTTAACGATGTATTTGCATAGTGCATTCGGGTGCTGGAAGTGTGTATCGTTTTGGACTACGTTATTAGCTACGCATAATCTATTCTACGCTTGTATAGTTTCATTAACAGCTTATATAATATCGGAATGTTTACAGACTCTGACACGGCATTAATAAACGAGATTCACGCACTCGACGAAACCAAAAGATACGCAAAGACGAATCTAATTAAGCTACGCACCATAAAAGAAAGAATAACCGGAATAAAAGACAAGGAATGTTTTTGTCAATCGGTAAGGCGTAGAGTATGGTATACTGATTTTAGGACTTGGTATGAAAGCCGTTCTTGACAAGTACATACAATGTAATTACGACGAGGTAAGAAGATACACAAACTACTTCCTCGTAAGAATGAACAGCCATATAGACGCGGACACAGTTATCAACAACTCTTATTTACACGTTCTAAGCATAAACGACGATACTGCTTGTGAGGAAAAAGTAAAATCTTACCTTCTAAACACAATCAAATGCCAGGTTTTATGGTCTACAAGTCAGTCAAACAATGACGATAGAGTAACGGCAATCGAAGAAGGAAAACAACAGGACTGCGAAAACACGGATTTAGAATGGAAAATTCAGTTAGAAGAGCAGTACATATTAAAAAAATCTATCATAGAGATATATCGAAATAGTATAAACGATAGAATTAAGCAAATTATCTTCGAAGCATATTACGACAAAGGCTTAACTACTCAGAAGGAACTAAGTCAGTACTTCAATATCTCAATGACTGCTGCTCATTTCTTAATCAAAGAGATAAAACAAGGCATAAAAGAAATTCAATATAGTTATGACACACGCTAATTTACTTGCAACACTTGCTTTTTTTACTGCCGTCTTTGGTGGTTTTGCTTTAATGCTTAATCATATGGAGTTATTCCGTGTTTTTGGAGGGTTATTTATAGTGTTGTGGTGTTTATTTAAATTAGCATTAGAATTAGAGAATTATGAAAAGGATTAAATTAGAATACATAGATAAAACTATCGTACAAAAAGACGGAATCTTAGGAAACCGCAAAATAGTAGTAGCTACTATAGACCCTACTAAATATTCTTATTACGTTTCTATTGGACTTGGTTATCTTTTCGAAGATGCTACGATAAAATATGTAGGCATAGAACAAGAAACGCCTGTAGAAGAAGTTAAACCTATAAAAACACGAAGAAGAAATGCCAAGACCAAAAAGTGACGAATCACGTAAAGAGTTTATGGAAAGATGTATGGCTGACCCTGAGTCGGTAAATACTTTCCCGGATGCAAGTCAAAGATACGCCGTATGTAATTCCGTTTGGACTACCGATAGAATGACATCAATGAGTAAGTTCTTAGATGCTAAAAAAGAAGACAATGAAAAAGCAAACTAACGTAACGGCACATCTTAGGAAAACACGAAAGAAAAGACCTAAGCAACACTCTAAAAGTTCAAAGTTAAAAACAAGCAAAAGATACATAAAACTAAATAGAGGTCAAGGATGAGAAACGAAGATTTAAGGTTCTTTATTATAGACACCGGAGTAGATGTCCAAAACTATTGTCAATATGTATGCGACAAGCTACAAAAAGACGGACACCACTACTTATTATATCTAAGTGACCAACCTAACCTCTTCTGCATAGAAGAAATAAACGAAGACGAATTTTTTAAACACGTAAAAAATGGCTAAAGTAGGAAAACCCCGAAACATAAATAGTCCTGAAGAACTATATAACCTATTTGAAGAGTATTCTAAAGACTGCAAAAGTAGAATAAGACGAATCCCAAAAGCAACAGTAAAAGGAGTAGTATACGAAGACCACATACCACCCCTTACAATAGACGGCTTTAAAACCTACTGCAATAAAAACAAACAAGATATAAACCGATATTGGTATAATTTAGAGAATGCGTTTTCTGAGTATGTAACCATCGTTACGCGCATTAAGGAGGAAATAAGAAACGACCAAATCGAAGGAGCGATAGTCGGGCAGTATAACAATAACATCGTCGCACGATTAAACGGACTAAAAGAAAATTCAGACGTAACGACAAACGGCAAAGACATAAGCGAGATTAAGATAAACATAATCACAAATGACAATAAAGGAAGTTGACCAAATGTGTCAAGTAGTAGAAGCGTTCATTCTAAAGAAGAAAGGTGAGCGCGTCACTATAAACCGAACTCGCGTAATTATGGACGTAAGACAATTACAAATGCTTATACACGCTTTTAACGTAGCAAATGGAAATTAATAGTACAATCATATTTCAAAAGAACTGGAGCGCACTACAAGAAAAAGGGGTGCGTTTCGTTATTAATGAAGGTGGTTCGCGTTCAAGTAAAACGTATTCACTTTGTCAAATGGTTATCGTCTACTGCTTACAAAATCCTAACAAGGTAGTAAGTATCATTCGTAAGACGTTCCCAGCATTACGTGCAACTGTTATGCGTGACTTCTTAGAAATATTAAAAGACTTAGACATCTACGAAAAGACGAATCATAATATGTCTGAAAACATCTATCGCTTTCCTAACGGAAGTATTGTAGAGTTCTTCTCCGTAGACGACGAACAAAAGATTAGGGGACGTAAAAGAGATATAGCGTGGTGTAACGAAGCTAACGAACTATTCTACGACGACTTCACTCAGTTGAATATGAGAACGGAAACTAAGCTAATCTTCGACTATAACCCTTCGGATAGTTCGAGTTGGTTATACGAGTTACCAAAAGACGAATCAATCCTAATCAAGTCTACTTATAGAGATAACCCTTTTTTACCTGAAACTATCAAACGTCAAATAGAAGACTTAAAGCGTACTGACGAAGCGTTATATCAAATTTACGCCTTAGGAGAAAAAGCCATCTCTAAATCTAACATTTACTCGAATTGGACTTTCATTAAACATAGACCCGCGAAATTCACTTCTTATGTCTACGGCTTAGACTTTGGGTATAATCACCCTACCGCGTTAATGCGTGTCTATTGGAGAGATAACGACATCTTTATTGAACCGGTTATTTACGAATCTTATCTAACAACTTCGAACCTAATCGAGAAAATGAAGATTCTAAACGTAGAAGAAAACGTTGAGATACTTGCGGATTATTCAAGACCCGAAATAATACAAGAAATGAACAACTCAGGATTCAATGTCTTAAACGCTAACAAAGTCGTAAAGAAAGGTATTGATAACGTTAAATCTTTCGGTGTGTTTTGTGAAGAAGACCAACGTATAAAAAAAGAGTACGAGAATTACAAGTGGAAAAAGATAGGCGATAACATAACCGACGAACCAATCAAGTTATACGACGATGCTATGGACGCGGTACGTTATGCGACTACGTACATAAAAGAAAACTACTACACGGACGATAGCTACATAGCCTTCTAAAAACACGAATAAAAACGCTTTTAATATAGTTATGGCAATAACAATAATCGCAGAACCACAAGACTTCACTCCAGCTTATAACGAGTGTAAATTCATAATAGATAGTACTAACGTAAACAATCAAGGATTCAGGTATATCTTCGACATATACGAAAGCGGAACGGCTAACAAAATAGCTGAATATAGAATCCTTCCCGACACGAGCGGATACGGAGAACAAGACCTATCGAAACTTTTAAGCAGTCAAGTTGCCTATAACTTTAATCCGTCTATTACTACGTTCTACGACGCGAATAACTGCTACTACAAATACGACGTTAAGTTTGGTGAAGAGTATTTAACAAAAACTTCTTACACGTCTTCTTTAACGAATAGTTCAGGAAACGTAAGAATAAACGTATCGAACACTTTTGTAGTAGGTGACCAGGTTGTTATCTATCAAACTGACGGAGGAGTAGCTAATCCAACCTTAGAAGGTTTGCATACTGTTATCGGTCAAGGTGTAGGATATTTAGTAGTTGACGCGCTTTGGTCAGATGTAACGGATGCAACGATAGACGGCGACGTTTTGTATGCGGATAATCGAAAGACTATAACACGTGACATAACTACGACTTTAGACAAGTATGTTTTCAATGGCGCGGTCAAATGGATTGACTTTCCTTTCTACGATAACACGGATTATTTACTCGATAACGTAAACGCTTTATTCCTAACTAACCAACCTTTAAGTTTTCATTGTACGTTAGGTCAAGACCTTTGGTTAAACCTACGCGACAACGGAGTAAAAGTAAACGAAAGGGTATATTTCGAGAATAGCAACGGAGATGTTTTCTACAAGTCAATAAGTGGTAACGAATATATCAAAGGTGTAGCAGTAGGTTGTAACAACTTCGGAACGTTGACTTTGGTTTCAGGAACTGCGGGACTAATAAAAGGCGATACTGAATATTACGACGTTTACTACGCGGATTCATTAGTTATAACGCAACGTAGCGCGAAGTATAGAATTTATATCGATAGACGAATCTTAATATCTGAAACGCACATTTTGTTCTTAGATAGAATGGGTAGCCTTAGTAGCTTTGCATTTCAACTTAAAAACTATGAACGCGGAAACATCACACGCGAAACATATAACAAGGATGTAACAGGATTTGTAAGCGGTGGTGAATGGTCTTATAAAACTTATGAACAAGGCTTTGTTAACTACAACACTCAAGTCACTAAGGACTACGACTTGAATACAAATTGGATGACCGAGAACGAAGGTATTTACTTTCAAGAGTTACTAACATCACCTCAAACGTGGGTTAAGAACGTAACTTACCGAATCACGGAAGACTTACTAAATAGATATGACGAAACTGGTTGTATTATACGTATACCTGAATCTACCGAGTATTTAAGTTGCAACGTGTTAACAAACAACTTCGAAGTATTTAAGCAAAGAAACAAGAACTTAATTAAACAAAGCATTTCAGTAAGGTTATCAAATAACGACATAATCAATGGTTAAAATCGTATTAGAAAACGGAACGCTTGACATTAGAGAAGATGTTAAGTTCCCTTTGAATTTTAGTATAGGAGATATAAGAGATATATCCAAAAGAACGGGAACATTCTCAAAGACTATTATTGCTCCCGGTACTAAGAACAATCACGAGTTATTAGGACATTACTACGACGTAAATATTCAGTCGGGGACATTTAACATAAACACTATTACTAAGTGTCAAGTTATTCAAAATGGAGTTCCTGTATTAGAAGATGCGTTGATACAATTAACGGGTGTACTAAAGAAGCAAAACACGAATGCTTATGAAGACGAAGTTAACTACGAATTGTTAATAAAAGATTCTAAGGTAGAGTTCTTCACTCAGATAGCTAACAATGAATTAACCGACTTAGACTTCTCAGATTTAAACCATACGTTAGATAGTTCGTTTGTAGTTAGTTCTTTTAGTAATTCGGTAGCTGACGGCTATAAATACATCTTACCTTATTCAGATGATAGCACATATAGGCTAAACGAATTTAAACCGGCTATTTACGCTAAGACATATTTCGATAGGATATTCTCAAATGCTGGTTTCTCTTATACGTGGAGTGGACTTCAAGACGCTAAGTTTGACAAGCTATTAATTCCTTATAATGGGGACGTAGAAAACACGAATGTAGACCCTTACAAAGTACAAGCTAATAACACGTGGACTACTTCGTATGTTCAACCTATTGGCGAGAATCAAACCTTTTACGAAATAGTAGATTCTTGGACGGAAACCTTAGACGGGCAAAATTTATTTGACCCTATTACTGGCGAATATTCCGCTCCATTTTATACCGACACTACACAAAACACTTACTATAATTTTAAAATAGAATATACTGCTGACATCAACTTAGATAACACAAGCGGTGCAACTGCATATTATTTGAACTTAGAGCCGAATCAAACGTGGAGTTTAGCGGAACAAAATTACAAGTTAGTATTTAGGCTAATAAAAAACGGAACTACACAAATAGGACAATACGTATATATTCAAGGAGTAGATTATACAGCAGCGTCTTTAGCGAATGGAGTCACTACGTTAGGTACTGTTTCGCAAGTGGTGAATATTCCTACTACTCAAAACTTATCACCTACTGACACAATAGAAATTGAAGTAGGTCTTTTTATATTTAATCCTGGTGTTAAAAGGTGGCAAAGTGGAGGCGCACCGGGTGGAGGTACAAACGTTCAAGTAAATCCACAAGTTGACCTTACGACTTTAAAACTTGAGATTCTACCGAGTGCAAATGTAGTGTCTTATAATTCGGTTGTAGCTGTTAACTCAT